AGGGCAACCAGTTTTTCGGTGGTCTTTATCGCCGGGAAGTTGCCCCTAGGGACGTGGGTTCACCAATCCCATACATTTTGAGCCAATTGGACGGGGCAACTTGGTTTTAAAGCCGAACGCAACCATGGAGGTTTTGCGATGCTTACCAATGCCCATGTCAAAAGTGCCCCTTCCCCTTCAGACGGCCGCAAAAGCTATAAGCTTTACGATGGAAACGGACTCTACCTGGAGGTCACTGCCACGTCTAAGCGGTGGCGCTTCAAGTACACTATCCGCTACAAAGAGAACCGCCTTTCTCTCGGGCTTTATCCCGAAGTCAGCCTCAAGGATGCCAGAGACAAGGCGCGTGAGTTCCGCCTTCTGCTCCTGGAAGGCGTTGATCCATCCCAGGAGCGCAAGGCGCGAAAAGCCGAGGACAGGGCTCAAACCCGAGAAACGGTGGAGATCATTGGCCGGGAGTGGTTCGAGAAGTTCAAGAACCAGTGGACACCCGAGCATGCGGTTACTGTCATATACCGATTGGAGACGAATATCTTTTCCAAGATCGGGCCGCGTGCCATCAAGGACGTTGAGCCCCAGGAACTGCTTGCTTGCCTGCGGCGAATCGAGGCGCGGGGTCACTTGGAGCTTGCCCGGAGGACAAAGCAGATCTGCGGTCAGGTTTGGCGCTACGCCGTGGCCACAGGGAGGGCGCAAAGGGACATTACGGCTGACCTTCGGGGAGCCATCGCCCCGCCGATCCCGCGAAATTTCCCCACGATCGTGGATCCGGTCAAGATCGGCAAGCTCCTGCGGGACATTGACAACTACCCCGGCTTTTTCATCACTAGGCAGGCCTTGCGCCTTTCACCTATAGTGTTTCTGAGGCCTGGCAATTTGCGGCAAGCTGAATGGTCGGACATTGACCTTGAGGGCGCTTCGTGGCGAATAAACGGGGAGAAAATGAAGGGTCAGAAAGCTCGCAAGCGGCCCGACCACATTACGCCGCTTCCGCGTCAGGCAGTCGAAATCCTCAAGGAAACGCAAGCCCTTTCCGGCCGGGGCCGATACGTCTTTCCCGCAAGAGGAAACTCGGGCGGACCCATGAGTGAAAACACTGTGCGCTGCGCACTGCGCCGCCTTGGTTATTCCAACGAGGACATTGTGCCCCATGGCTTCCGGCACATGGCCAGCACCATCTTGAATGAACAAGGATGGTCCTCGGATGCCATTGAGCGGCAGCTTGCCCATGTGGAGCAAAACAAGGTACGGGCCGTGTACAACAAGGCTGAATTCTTGGAAGAGCGGCGGCGGATGATGCAGGCGTGGGCGGATTACTTAGAATCACTAAAGGCGATGGAGTAAATGCACATGGCTTCAAAGTTTTTAATGGATATTTATGATGATGTTGAATTTTATCGTGATAATCCATATTTAGATTTGGATTTATTTTCTAAATTGGCAAAGAAAAAATTTGAAATTCCATTTAAAAATAAAAAATGGATTCAAAAGATTCATGAAACAATGTTAAATTACCGGGAAAAATTTGTACTTAACGAAGCATATAAGAGGAAAGATTCAAGCCTTAATAAGGCTCGTGAAGTATTAGAAGCCGCAGAAAATTTGAAAGAATTATATAAAGACGTTCGTGTATGGGATTACTACTATGATACTGGAGATTCATATGATGTTACAAATGGTTTGAATACGGCTATAAGTGCTTTGTCAAGGATGCTTTCTTATGGCGATCCATTGAAAAGTATAAATCTTAAGAAGGCCAGCCCACAATTGGTTCTTTCGTATGCAAAGCAGTGGGCAAGAATGAACACTGGGTTTGATGATTGGGTTAAAGATAAGCCACAAAATGAGATAATAAAATATGCCAGAATGTGGGTTCAAGAAAATAAAAAATCTAAAATGCCAAATATAAAGTCTGCAGGACCTGAGTTGATTCGTTCCCTGGCTGATATTTGGGAGTCTGGAATACTTTCAATTAAAGGAGAAACAACGGCCTGGGAAAATTGTTATAGGGTTCAGGACCAGAAGACAGGATTTTATAAACATTACGGAGAATTTTTTGATTTTGTTTGGTCTGTATATGAAATTTTCGACGAGCTTCCGTCTGCAAATCAAGACGCGATTGAGATTGAAGAAAAAGTAAGACTTCAAAGACAGGCTCTTTACCAGCGCATCAAGGCGGCTTTGGTATCAAAAAAGTAGAATAATTGGTAAATTTTGGTAAATTATAATCAAAAAAATGAGATATTATAGTTTGTTAAACAGGGGGAGTGAAAAATTTTTGGAAAAAGCAAATCCTCCCCCTAGAGAACAATATATCAATTTGGCATCAAATGGCCTGTTCCGGACAAAACTGGAGCAGGCCATTTTATTTGAGATATAATTCGGAGTGAACTTGATCATCATCAAAAAGATCATGGGCGCTAACGCCAAGGGCTCCGGCAATCTTGGAGAGGGTGCCAACAGTGCATGAACAGATAGTGGGATCATCTTCTTTGGCCAAACCCCTCTCGAAATCATCGCTGCTTCTTCGGGCTCCAAGGATAGTTTTATTCGCGAGTCCAGTGGCATCCATCATGGCCCTAATGGTCATACCCTTGGCCTTCATAATCGCTTTCACGTGGCTTTGCATGCCGCCTCCATTTTTTGGTGTATTTTTTTACACATTTTTCTTGACTATGTCTGCATCACTTTAATAAACAAAGTGTAGTTAAGTGATGCAAAGACAGCCAGAATTAAGCAGGGGGATTAAACATGACTGAAATCAGGGGAGTAAGTTTTTCAGACTTGCCAGATGAGGCACTGCTTCGGTTTTCCGAGTTCGAAAGCCTGATCCCGTTGGGCAAGTCGGCGTGGTGGTCAGGTGTGGCGGAAGGGACTTTCCCGGCTCCCGTCAAGCTAGGACGGACAAGCGCCTGGAGAGTGCGGGATATCCGACGTCTACTGAATGAAGGGACGCCCCAGAAGGTGGCCGATAAAAGGAGGCGGGTATCATGACAGACGACACGACTACGGCCCGCCGAGCGCGGCCAGTGGCTATCGCGCTGATCGAAGCTTTCGATCGATCCATGACCAGGGACGATCTGCACGACTTGGAGAACGACGACTTGGCCAGGTTTGCGGGAATCGCTCTCCACTGGGAACAGTTGGCTGCCAAGGAAAAGGATCGGCGGCGGGCAGGGCGGTCATGAAGCCGCGCAAACCTGCACCGCTGCCCCTGACTGAAGGGGTTTGGCGTGAACTGTTGAGGAAGCATGCTCCGAGAGTTCGGGGCGTGATTGTGAACGGGCGTCCGCACATCATTTTAACGGAAGCACCCAGGAGGAAATATGAGACCCATTGAAGAGGCTTTGTCAAAGATCGACAACTGCGCGGAAGTTCTTGATTTGATGGAAAAAAAGGGCGCGGATTTCTTGACCACCGAATGCGCTTCGATGTTGGGGGGATGGCTACACCTGGAACTGACGTCCCAAACCGAAGCGATCAGGCAGGAACTTCAGCGCTCCGGGAGGAAGATAGCATGAGCGCCGCAAAAATGAAGACCGATGAATCTAGCGCAGAGATGCTTAGAGCCCGGTTGGAGATGGCCGCACGAACGATGATGCAATGCGCTGACACGATAGGTCTATTGAATTCATATGGCAGAGAAAACATGCGTCCGAAGTCGCATTTTGGAGCTATCCAAGACCAGGTCGATGAGCTCGCCAAGGAAGTATATTCGATCGAAAAGTTTTTGGGGGTAGAAGTATGAACAACAACCTTGGTCCGCTCGGGCAAGCAATTTTTGATGCTCATACACAACGCTATCCTGACGGAATTCTAACTACCAAAGAGGCCGCCGGAATCCTGCGGCTGCGTCCGTCCTACCTGGAAACGCTCCGATGCAAGGGGGGCGGGCCTGAATACGTTCGCCATGCTCGTAGGGTTTTCTATCAGTTGCGGACGCTGGCTGAGTGGGCGGACAGCAGAACGGAGATTCGGCAGTGAAGGCACCGGAAAAGGAAGCGCCCCTTCAAGAGGGAGAAGCTCTCCTGAAGGGGCACTTACAAGGAAGGTAATCAACCGATCCGCCAAGCTGTCCAGACCCAACGAACCTTCAACCCTGAGGTGCCCCCTTTATGCATCAGCCACCGAAGCAGAACAAGCGCAACAAATCATCATTTACGCCAAAGGACGACGTGTTGACGAGCATGCTTGCTTTTGCGGCCAGCATGGGGCTGGAAATTACAGATCCGGCCACGGGCGGCAAGCTGACCCGCTGCCCCGTGGCTGGCAAATCAGGAAAGAGAGATGGCGCATATATCATTCACCTCGATGAGCCCCCGTCCATCTGGTGCCAAAACTATGTGACCGGCGAGACCAATACATGGACGGCCATGGATCGGGACACCATGACCGACCAGCAACGGACGACCCTTCAGGCCCGAATCGAGCGGGACAGGCTGGCCCGCGAAGCAGAGCAGGCCAAGCGCCGTGCCCTGGCCGCGTCCAAAGCCCAGTCCATCTACCAGGCAGCCCGCAAAGATCTGTCCGGACATCCCTACCTCACAAAAAAGAAACTGAGCTTCCCGGACTTGGTGAGGCGTGGCCGATGGCCGCAGCGGGGATGGCCGGACGCCTTGTTGATCCCGATGTACAATGAAGACGGTGAAATCAGGACACTGCAGGCCATTAACGCTGACGGCTCCAAGGATCTGCTGGCCGGTGGCCAGAAGCGGGGCTGTTTTTGCCCATTTGGAAAAATTAGGGGTTCTGGCCGCGTGCTGATCGGAGAGGGCCTTGCTACCGTGGCGGCTGGATGTCTGGCTATGGATTGCCCCGGCGTCATGGCCATTGACGCAGGGAACCTTCTGGCCGTGGGGCAGGTGGTGCGAAGTCTGGCCGGTCCCGATGCTGATATTATTTTTCTTGCTGACGATGACAAGGGCGGGGTCAGGGCATGAGCAACACCGGCGTGGAATCCGCCATGGCTGCAGCTCTTGCCATTGGCGCAAGGCTGGCCCTCCCCGGCTTGGACTGCAAAGCCGACTTCTGGGACCTTTGGGACAAGCACGGCCCCGAGGTCACGCGGGAGCGGATTTTGGCCGCCAAAGTCCCAGGCAATGGAGCCGTCACGCTTGTAGCTCCATCCGGGCAGTCTCACGTATCCAAAAGTGGGCACCTCCCATACGGCTACAGCCAAAACGAGAGCGGTCTATATTACACGCACCCGGGCGCAGACAAAAACGGCGATCCGCGTCAACCAATCAGGCTTGGACCGGCCCTTGATATCTTGGCCCGGACCAGAGACGGCCAAAGCGGAGAATGGGGCCTGCTGCTGGCATGGAAGGATCCGGATGGGGCAACCCATCAGTGGGCCATGCCCTACGCCATGCTGACCGACGCACGACAGGTATGGTCTACGCTGGCCGCAGGCGGGTACATCCCCGCCCCTGGGAGAGAGACCCGCAACCTCCTTGCCCAGCTTCTGGCCCAAGCGGAGCCGCCGGAGCGTGCCCGTTGTGTTCCTGGGACCGGCTGGCATTGCGGCTGCCTGGTCCTGCCCGATGCTGTCTATGGCGAATCTCCCGAATTGCTCGTTGTCCAGGGCGCTGGAGCCGACAACCCTTACCGCGTGTCCGGAGATCTGGAGACGTGGCAAGAGACAATCGGCGCATGGTGCCTGGGGAATAGCCGCCTGACATTTTCAATCTCTATTGCCTTAGCCGGCCCCCTTTTGCCACTGGTGGGAATGGAGCCTGGGGCCGTCCATATCTACGGGCACAGCAGTTCAGGCAAATCCACACTTCTCCGGGCAGCCTGGAGCGTTTGGGGAGGGCCTGAAGGTCTACGCACATGGCGAGCCACCACCAACGCCTTGGAGGGTATCGCCTCCATCCATGCGGATACGCTCCTTACCTTGGACGAGATCGGTCAAGCCGACCTTCGAGCCTTGGACGAAGTAGCCTATCTTCTCTTGAATGGCCGCGGAAAGATGCGTGCCAATGTGGACGGCAGCATACGTGCAACGCGGGCGTGGTCTCTCATGGTGCTTTCAACTGGCGAGCCTACGTTGGCCGACCGTCTGACCGAGGACGGAAAAAAGCCACGAGCCGGGCAGGAAGTCCGCCTAGTGGATATTCCAGCCGACGCCGGGCAAGGCTTGGGCGCGTGGGAGGACATACACGACCATTCAACCCCGGCTCAATTTTCGGATGAAATAAAGGCCGCCTGTGCAAAGTTCCACGGCACGCTTGGCCGGGCCTGGGCGCAATACTTGGCTGGCCACCAGGGCGAAGCCCAGAAGCTGCGAAGCGTTATCCGCAAGACAGCGGAGCATTGGGCGGCAGGCGCGGAATCAGGGCAGGTTGTGCGAGTGGCCGAACGCTTTGCCTTGATCGGCCTTGCCGGGGAGTTGGCAGCACAGGCTGGGCTTGTTCCCTGGACAGAGGGGCAGAGCCTGAGCGCCGCGAATTCGTGCTTTTCGTCTTGGCTGGCAGCTCGCGGAGGTGGTGGCGATACCGAAGATATTCAGGCCGTGTCCACGGTCCAAGGGTTTATCGCTCGCTATGGCGCTTCACGGTTCCAAACGATTGGCGCTGGCGCGGACGACATCACGCCAGGCAACCCGCACGAAAGAATTGTGGAGCGGGCAGGATTCCGACGGACGACCCTTTCCGGAGACGAACAGTTCATTTTCGCCAGAGAGCAGTGGGCGGAGCTATTCCGGGGCAGGAATCCCATACAAGCTGCCCGCGCCATGGACCGCGCTGGCCTCTTGGTCCGGAATGACAGCAGCTTGGCTCAAAAGATTTCCTTGCCAGACCTGGGCAGAGTCCGGGCCTATGTCGTGAGGATTGCCCAGCAAAACGTGGAGCCCGCGCCATGATCGACTTTGCCCGCCTTGAATCCCTGGTGGACGACATGGCCCCGCCCAACCTGCCCAACCCGCCCAACCTCCAACAAGAAGAACTTGGGCGGTCGGAGTCAAGGAGCGGCAAGGCCGCGCCCAAGTTGCCCAACCTGCCCAACCAAAAAACAGAACAGGACGAAACTTGTTGCGAACTGACCGCTGCTTGGGACCGGCCTCCAGAAGAATACCTTTTAACGTTTCCTATTCAAAATCACTTGGGCAGATTGGGCAACTTGGGCGAACCAATAGCCGCCAATGATTACAGCCGCCCAACTTGCCACCACGACAACTTGGGCAGCCCGGAAAACTTGGGCGCGGCGTTTGACCATCCCGAGGATTGGTCATGCCCATTGGGCCACCGTGTGTTCTGGGTAAGCGACTATGGATTGAAGATCTGTTCGAAATGCCACCCCAAAGCAGAAAAGAAGAGGAGGACTCCATGAACGTAACGACCACACAACCCTTTATCGAGTTCCAGACAGGGATCAATGAGGCCACCGCCGAACTGGACAAGCTGGTTCAGTATTGCAGGGACACCATGGCCACCGACCCGAGCGCAGCTCTTGGCACAGTCCAGGATCTGGAAGGCCAGATCCAAGAAGCTGCCGACCTGATCCGTGGCCGCGTGGCAATCTTCAAACGTGCAGCTCGCAGGCTGTAGGAGGGGATCATGAAGAACATAAAAGCAAATCCTTACCTCGCAGGCGGCCCGGCCCCTTTCCCCATTGCCCGTTTCGGCTCTATCAATCCTTACCTCGGAAGGGATCCAAATCCTTTTCCCATCAACCGCGTTGGCTCTATCAATCCGAATCACCAGCTAATCATGGCGCAAGGGGAGCCGACAGGGCAGGGCGTCAAGGCCGAAGCCACCATTGTCATGGCGGCCAGGGCCAGGCGCAGGCGGCGACAAGCTCAGCGACTGCAAGCGAATGACAACCAGGTGATTGAGGCGTGATCGGCACGGCGAGGCGTCGCGGGTCCTCTCTCGGACCCGCGCTGACAGGGGTCGCAAGGAGTCCGATGTCTCGCCATGAAACACTTTGAAACAAAATTGAGACAAGAAATGATGCAAATGCAGCAACTTATGATTCAAGTTCCAGACAATGCGGCGTCTGGTGCTGCGTTGCCCAATTACAACCGGCTTTTTCAGTTTTTACTCTCCAAGGGCTGGAACTGCACCAGGGCAACGGTCTACCGGCACGCCAAAGCCGGTAGGATCCGGACCAACGACGCTGGGGAATTCCCCATGGAGGCAGCTCTGGAGTATGCCCGCGAACACTGGCAACTGGCGAACCCCGCCCTTTCAGTTCCCGAGGCAAAGTCAGATCCCAAATCCGCAGATATGAACGACCACGCCCGCGCTGAGACCTGCGGAGACGTAGGCCTTGACGCGGCTCTTGTTCGCCTTCGTCAGTCAGAAGCCCTTGGCTACCAAAAGTGGATGGATGAACCAAACCCCCAAACCTTCAGAAGTTACAGCCAGTCCATGGAATTGCTTCGCAAAGCTGAAAAAAATCTGCTGGATTTACAAAAGGAGCGCCGGGAGCTTCTGCCCAAGTCCGAGGTCAAGAGCTGGCTGTTTCGGCAGATCATCAGCGCCAAGGCCACCCTGACCAATCTTCCCGGCAAGCTGGCTCCCCAGCTGGAGGGGATGCCCTGGCCCCAGATCCAGAGGAAGCTGGAAGAGGAAATCCAAAATGCTCTCACAAAACTTTCATCCGACATTGACACCCCTGTGGAAGGAGGCATGGAAGCCTCCGGCGAATCTGAACCCGTGGCAGTGGGCGGAAGCCAACCTTGAACTGTCCAACCGGGCCACGGCCTTTCCGGGCCGCTACAGCACCGAACAGACGCCATACGTCCGGGACGTGCTGGAAGCCTTCAAGGATCCCGCAATTCGGCAGATCAGCCTATGCTGGTCTGCTCAGAGTTCAAAAACCATGACCATGCTCGTCATGCTGGGCTATGTCGTTGACCAGGACCCCGGCCCCATTCTCTTGGTGCAAAGCTCCATGGATGCGGCCAGGAGCTTCAGCAAGAACCGCCTACAGCCCTTGCTTGAAGACTGCGCAGCCCTTGCCAAGCACAAGAGCGCGGACCGGTTCGACTTTTCGGCGGCGGAAATGCGCCTGGATAACTGCAGCATCTATTTGCAGGGCGCGGGCAACCCTGCCCAGCTGGCCAGTAGGCCTATTCGCTTCCTGTTGGCCGATGAAGTGGACAAATGGCCGGACGAATCCAAAAAGGAAGCGGATGCCCTGAGTCTGGCCATGGAGCGCACCAAGTCTTTCCGGAATCACAAGGCAATTCTGGCCAGCACTCCGACCATTGCCCGCGCCCCGATCTGGCAAGCCTTCCTGGCTGGAGACCAGCGGCGCTATCACGTTCCGTGCCCACACTGCGGGGCGCTTTTCGTGTTGCAGTGGCAGCAAGTCAAATGGCCCCAGGCTTCGGACGCCAAAGCCGTGGTGGATCAGACTTGGTTGGAATGTCCGCACTGTCAGAGGGCCATCACTGAACGCCACAAGTCCGCCATGCTGGAAGCCGGGCACTGGATTCCAGCAAACCCAGACGCCCCGGCAGACCGCGTGAGCTACCATTTATCCGAACTTTACAGCCCGTGGACCACGTGGGGCAGCCTGGCCGCCAAGTTCATAAGGGCTACCAAGGAGGCCAAACAGGGCAACACCGGCAGCCTCCACAATTTCGTCAACAGCTCCTTGGCAGAGCCTTGGGAAGATCGCCAGCAGTCGGCAAAGGAGCCGGAAGCCATCTTGGCCCTGGAGGTGGAACTTCTTTCCGGCGTGGTCCCGGCTGACGCAGTGGCTCTTACCGCAGGGATTGACACCCAGGACACGGGCTTCTGGTTTTCCATCTGGTCCTGGGACCAGGATTTGACCGGCCACCTGGTCCGAGAAGGCTTTGCACCTGACCTGCTGTTTCTCGATTCCATTCTTTGGGCGGCCCACTACCAGGACCAGGAGGGACGAGCGCACCCTGTGCGCCTGGCCTTGATCGACAGCCAGGGGCACCGAACAGCCGAAGTTTACGACTGGTGCAGGCAACGCCCGCAAACCAGGCCTCTCAAGGGCGAACAGCGTTTGAGTGGTGCGCCCTGGGCTTCAACCGTCTTGGACAAGACTCCCGGACGTGACGGCAAACAACACTCAATTCCAGGAGGTCTACAGCTGATCAGAGTGGACACGAACCACTTCAAGACGCTGCTGTCCGGCAAGCTGGCCGTGGGTGCCGGAAACCCCGGCGGCATGACCCTGCATAAGGAACCAAGCGCTGACTTCATCAAGCACATGAGCTCGGAATACCAGGACGAACGCGGCATCTGGAGGCAGCCAGGGCACAAGCGCTGCGACCTTTGGGACTGTAGCGTCTACGCCCTGGCCGCCGCTGAAATTCTCGGGGTACGCTTCTGGCGACCCCCTCAAGATCAAACACCGCAACCCAACCCGAAGCCAACCGGCGCAACGAGGAGAACGAGTCTATGGTAGCAGTAAGTAACCGGCATAAGCCCCAGGCCGAAGTCATCAAGCCCAGCACAAACCTTTCCGGTCTGGATGAAATTGCTCAGTACGCCAGACGAAGCAAGGCCACCGTCCTGGACTGGATCAGAAACGAAGGATTCCCGGCTGCGAAGCTAGGGGCCGTCTGGGAGAGCGACAAGTCCATGATCGACGACTGGAAGCGAGATCGTATCGAAAAATCCAGAATCAGAGCCCTGGCCGATAAGGCCCCCATTCCGGCCCCGGCACCAAAAATGAAACAAGCGTCAAGCCCAAGAATAGACCGTCGCTGGTAAATCGCGGCTCGTTCTCGGCTATCGGCGCTAATTTAGCCTTTTTCCAAAAAAGAGGGCCGTAAGAGACTCCTATCAAAGGAGTCACTTATGGCCTTCACCACTTGGAGCGATCTGCTCGCACAACTCAAGAACGACCTGGCTTCCGGGAGCTGGATCACTCGAAGCTATTCCGTTGACGGTGTGACCCGTGAATTTCGCAACGCGTCCGAATTCATGGCCCTGCTGCAGGACGTAGAGCGCCGGGCAAGCATGGAAAACCTCTCCACCAGGCCCTTGGGCAGAACCTACGCCCGGAGCGCGTCATGATCGGCCACCTTGTTGACAACCTGGTGGGCGTCTTCAATCCACGGGCGCAGCTGACCCGCATGGCCGCCCGAGAACTGATCCAGGGCAAGCGCCAATACGCAGCCGCAAAGCCAGGGATCGGCGGATGGAACCCCATAGACTCCGACGCCAATACCGAGATCCGCACCAGCTCCCCCCAGGTTCGCCGCCGTGTCCGGCAACTGGTCCGAGACTTTCCCTATTTTGGACGGGCCATTGAAGTGCTTACGGCCCTTACCGTTGGCCAAGGCTATATCCTTCAGTCTCACGCCCTGCCCGGCGAAGAAGGGAACCGGAAGGCCCGGACGGACATTGAGGACGTCTTCAAGCGTTGGCAGGATCAGGCAGACATCGCGGGCAAGCTTTCCTTCCCCGAAATCTGCCAACTCGCCAAACGGCAGGAACTTGAAACCGGGGAATACTTCCTGATCAAGCGCCGATCTCAGGACACCAAACGCTTTCTGCCCTTCTGCCTGCAGGCCATCGAGGCGGACCGCCTGACGTCCAACGGAGCCCCCGTTGTCAGGTCCAACGAGATTGACCAGGGCGTGGAGTTCAACCCGGAGACAGGGGAGGTCCTGGCCTACTGGTTCGAGACAGAAACCCGCCCCATGCGCGTGGCAGCTGCAGACGTAATCCATGGCTACGTCATGCAGCGGCCCGGCCAGCTGAGAGGAATCAGCCCCTTTGCCCCTGGCGTTCTGGCAGCCTTGGAACTTGGGGAATATTTGGCGGCAGAAATCGAGGGTGCCAAGATGGCCGCCAAGTACCTGGCTTTCATCGAAACTCCCGATCTGCAAGGGTTCCAGGACTTGCGCGGCGTGCCCCAAGACACGACCTCCCGCAACGAATACTTGGAAAATGCCGTGCTGGAATACCTACGGCCCGGCGAAAAGATCAATCTGGCCTCCCATAATAGGCCCGGCAATAACTTTGATCCGTTTGTTCGCCTGGTCTTGCGCATGCTCTCGGTTACGACGGGAGTTCCTTACGAAATGCTCTCGGGCGATTACTCCGGCATCAACTATTCGACCATGAGGGTTTGCCGGAACGACCTGAATCAGATTCTGAAGATCCATCATGGCCGCATGATCGAGCACCTTTGCACGCCGGTCTTCCGCGAAGTTTTGCGCCAGGCTGTTCTGACTGGCCGTCTGACCCTTCCTGGCTACTGGGCAGACCCCTCCCTATACAGCAAGGCCAAGTGGGTGCCCCCAGGCATGGAATCCATTGACCCCCTGAAGGAATCCAAGGCCCACGTGGACCAACTGAAAAGCCTTTTGCGATCCCCCCAGGAAATCGCTGCGGCCCGTGGTCGGGACTACGAAGAGCTTTTGGATGAAATCCTGGAATCTGAGCGCATGATTGCCGACCGGGGTCTTTCCAGGAGCGAAGTTTCAACAGCATTGGCCGGGAACCCGGCAGCCATCGAGGATGAAGAATGAGATGCAAAGGACGAAAACTGACTGGCATGGAAGAAATCAGCGCCTACGCCAGGCGTTCAGAGGCCACTATCATGGACTGGATCCAGCGGGAAAATTTTCCAGCCGACTGCGTGAATGGCATCTGGGAAAGCTGCACCGGACGTATTGACTCATTTTATAGGGCAAAAGCCATGGAGGCTTTGGGATGAAACTCACAACCAGAAAAATGCCGCTGACCTCAGGCCCAACGACGATGAATTCCGAGGCCCGGCAGGTCCAGGCGGTAATGGCCACGGAAAACCCCGTGCGCGTCTACGATTGGGAACGAGGACTCGTTCAAGAGGTGCTGCTCATGAGCGGCGTTTCCTATCCCGACCAAGTCCCCCTGCTGGACTCTCACGACCGGGGCACCGTCGAAACGGTCCTGGGGAGCGTGACCGCTATCATGGTGCAAGGGATTGAGCTTGTTGGTCTGGTGGAATTTTCCTCCGTACCTAGGGCTCAGGACGCCATGACCAAGGTTCAGGAAGGCCACCTCACGGACTTTTCAGTTGGCTACGCGGTAGAGGAATCGGTCTGGATCCCGGAAGGGCAGTCACAGGCCGTTGACGGAAGAAATTTTCAAGGCCCGGTCAAGGTCGCGACCAAGTGGACCCTGCGGGAACTATCCATCACGCCCATCGGCGCGGACAGCCAGGCCAAAGCAAGATCATTGGAGACTCACATGGAAAAGA